TATTTACACGTATGATTACTTTTTATAAAACTCAATAATTTTTTTAACATCAGCCTCGCACTTATTACACTCTCTACATACAGTTACATATCTACGCAAATCCTCTATACACTTGATACTCTTAAGGTTACATACTAGTAAACTTATTTCTTTATAGGTAACATTATGGCAATTACAAAAGCTATCAGATAATTGCTGCTGTAGCTGTCGGTCCATGTACATACTTATGGAACGGCAAGGTTTTATAACTTAAAGTTATCAAACGACTCTTCATTAAGAATATTATCCACCCCTTTTACATAAGACGAAATTTCAGTCTCTTGGGGTGCAACTTGCACTTTCTTGCTATCATAAAAGCTATCTAACCAACCAGCAAGCGGGTTAGACTTAGTATCGTAAAGCTTTTTAAGACCTAATGAGTTAAGACGATTGTTGGCGAGGTACTCTGTATACTGTTTTAAGGACTCTGGAGTTAGACCCACTAGACTACCTTTACTAAACAAGTAATCGGCCCATTCCTTTTCTGCCTCAACAGCTGCTCGGTAAAATTCGTAAATTTTCTCTTCACTCTTCTTGTATGTAGATTGAAAGCCCTCATCAGGATTATCTCTAAGGTATTTGATAACGTTTTGGGTAATAGCTACATGAAGATTCTCATCCCGCGAGATGAGGTTAATGATCTTTGCGTTCCCTTCCATTTTACCTCTGTACCCGAAATAAAACGAACAAGCAAACGAGACATAAAAGGTAAGACCTTCCATAATCTGAGTTGCAATAAGAGCTTCTAGAATTTGTTCTTTAGGGTCTTTAGTGCCACCCATTAAAGCATCATACTTACTTGTTAAAAAGTTAGCACGCTTTACAATCTCTTTATCTTCGAGTATCGAATCAAAGAATTTAGTGGCATCAGGGTAAACGTTCTGAAGAATATAAGTGTATGAGTTACTATGAATAGTCTCAAAGAAAGACCACACATTCATACAAATTTCAAGCTCTGGGTTACTGACATGATCCATCATTTGATGAATCGAGCGAGAAAGCATTGAGTCTCCCATTGTCTGAAACTTGAGATTACTATCGAATACAAAGCGTTCTTCGTCAGATAGTTTTTTATAGTCAGAAGCATCTTTAGTAAGATTAACTTCCTGTGGGCGCCAGAAAAAGTTAAGCTGTTGGTCGTAAAGCTCGTAGAGCTTGGGGTACTTTAAGCGATCGTAGCGTTGTATAGCTAGGTCCTTACCCAAAAACAAAGGCTGTTTGGTTGAATCTACGTTAATTTTATTTAGAACAGTTTTCATTATAGTGTACAAGCACCACCGGCACATCCTGAATCATCTACCGGCACTTCTTCCGGTTTAATTAACTCGGGTTGTATAGCAGTTGACTTGTTGTTGTTTAGTGCTGTTTGAGTATCACCGTCGTATGTGTTAGTGTAATAAAGAGTCTTTAAACCGTATTTATAAGCAGTGAGTATGTCTTTAATGAGATCATTTTGCGATACTTTTCTGCTGGGATATTTGTTTACGTTGTAATATAAATTTGCCGAAATACTCATATCTACAAACTTTTGTAGAGCCGCGACTACCTTAATATAGCCGTCATTATTAGGCATTTCAAAAGCTAGTGTATAGTTTTCTCCGTACTTTTCAACTCCAGGCACCACAGAAGGTACAATGCCTGCCTTAGAGCGCTTAGAGGTAATAAGGGACCGTGGCGGTTCAATACCATTTGTTGAAGATTGGATAACAGCAGAAGATTCACATGGCATTAAAGCAGTTAACGTACTATTACGAATACCAGTCTTACCAATCTTTTCTCTTAATGCTTCCCAGTCTTGATGTAACTTCTCAGTAACAAATTCGTCAATATCTCTTTTGTAGGTATCAATAGGTAAAATGCCTTTGCTAAACTTAGTTAAAGCATACTTCTCGCAAGGGCCTTTTTCGGCCGCCAGGTCCGCAGAAGCGTCTAACAGGTAATAGCTTACAGACTCCATTAAGCGCGCAGCTAGGTTGGGTGCTTTCTTGTCCCAGTACTTTACCCCATCCCGAGCAAAGACTGCAGCCAAGTTAGTAATACCTATACCGAGACTACGACGCTTCTTGGCGAAGTTTGCAGCAGCCGGTGCAAAATAGTTTTGATGGTCGATAAGCTCATCAAGCATACGAACGATTACGTCGCATGTTTGTTCCATATCGTGGTCATCTTTAATCTCTAATAAATTAACAGCAGCTAGAATACACACCCCAATCTCCCCGTTAGTGTCGTCGATATTATAAATAGGCTTGAGCGGATGGGTAACCTCAACACAAAGATTTGTAGTATCTACTTGCTCAAGCCACGAACCATGACTGTTTACGTGGTCGGCATTAAACACGTACATACGACCTGTTTCGAAGCGCTCTTTAGAGAATAACATAAACAAGTCTCTAGCATTTATCGTCTTCTTGTATTTTATATTAGGATTCTTCTCGGCTTTTTCATATGCTTCCTTAAAACCAGGCATACCGAATGTATTCCAAAGTTCAGGTGCTTCATGGTACGAAAACAAAGTAACGTTTTGATTCTTTAAAAACCGCTCGTAGAACAAGCCATCAAACGCAATACAGTAATCCAGCTTACGTACTCTGTTGTCATCAGTACCGGCATTATTCTTAAGAACTAAAATGTCTTCAATGTCTTTATGAAAGAAGGCGACGTTAGCTGTAGCACTACCACCACGAATACCGTTCTGATGACAGCTCTTTACAGCTGCTTCGAACATTTTGAGGTACGGTACCGGGCCGGTATGTACGACAGTGCCGTTCTGTACAGGGCTGTTGACAGCGCGTATACGAGAAAAATTAATGCCAATGCCATAACGATTGGCAGTAGCAAAACCAATAGCATTATTACTTGCGAAAATTGATTTGAGGGTGTCATCTACAGTAATGAGCATGCACGAGGCATAGCTCTTGAGAGTTGTACGAACACCTGCCATAAGCGGGGTCGGAAGGTTGATCTTATGTTTACTGAATGCATTGTAAGCTCTCTTAATGTACTCTAAACGCTTCTCGTTGTAGCCTTTAAACAGCGTCATTGCAATAAGCATGTATGCAAACTGCGGGGTCTCATAAATTGTCTTACTGACCCGGTCCTGTACAAGATACTTCTCACAAAGCTGTTTAATACCAGCATATGCAAAGTCAAAGTCTCTATTGTGATCAATAAAGTCGTTTAACTTATCGAACTCTTTCTTATCATACCAGTTTAAAATTTCTGAATCGTAAACTTTATTGTCTTCGATATTAACCTTTACAAAATCATAGAGCCTGGGCGCATCCTTACCGCCCCATACTTCTTTACGGAGCTGGTAGTTAAGTAAGCGGGATGCTACATCTTGATACTGAGGAGTTTGCTCAGAAATTAAGCCGGCGGCGGATTCAATTAGAGTATTATGAATATCCTTTGAAGTAATCCCGTCAAAAAACTGAAGATGGGCATTCATGGCGACTTGTTCAAAGGAAATACCTTTGATGTCGGCACAGGCCCATTGAAGTATTTTGTTAATTTTGTCAGCAGAGAATTTTTCTCTCTTACCTGAGCGTTTAACAATAGTAATTTCTTTCGACATAGGAGACGTCATTGTAATAGCGTTTTATAAAATTTCTAGCAACTGCAGGGAATATTATTTACACTCTTACCCCTTTTTGTTGTACAGTTCTAGCTTTTTTACAATGTATCTAACTATCTCACTACGTACGATATCTGCCTCTGTTAAATAAAAAGTATGAACCCCTTGGATTTTGCTTTCGTCGTCGTTAAAAACGTTGCACATCTTTTCAAAACCCGATTTACCGTTAATATCGGATTGCATAGGGTCCCCACAGATAAACAATTTACTAAAATGACCAATACGAGTGAGTAATGTGGTGAGTTCCTTGTACGTACTGTTTTGTGCTTCGTCCATAATGATAGCTTTAGCATTCCAACTTAAACCACGGAGATAGCCAGTAGGTTTACCCTCGATACGTTTCTCCTTTTGAAGGTTGTTTATGTCGGATGTATCCAGCATTTCTTCGAGCTTTTCTAGTAATGGCTCAAGATACGGAGAAAGCTTTTCTGATGCGTCACCAGGGAGAAATCCCATTTTATTGTCACTACTCTCTACAATGCTACGAATGTAGATAATATCACTGACTTTTTTCATGTTCATTAGCTCTAATGAAGCTAATACTGCTAAGAAACTTTTACTACTACCTGCCGGTCCTGATAAAAATATAATTTTAGTATTATTATCAAGCGCGAGTTTAAGAAACTCTTTTTGTTTGTTTGTTAAATCCGGTCTTTGTCTTATTACTACCGGTCTGCTTATTTTGTCATTTTGATGTACTATCAGACTTGTGTCTTTAGTGGGCGGTTGTTGGTTGTGTTTAGACGGACGCTTTTTTTTGCTCATCTGTATAATACTTACGCGGAACTATAAATATTATATATGTTATTCAATAATTTTGATGCAAGGGTGCAAAACCTATTAAAAGAATTCACTGAAACTTTTCCTGTAGAGGAACAGGGTGGTCGTTGCACCAAGGTTACTGGTCAAACATCTTCTTCTCGTAAAGATAAAAAATATATGCGTTGTGCCCGGGTAGGTGGAAAATTAAAAAGAGTGCACTACGGAGATCCTAACTTACGTATTAAGAAATCTAACCCAAAGCGCCGTAAGTCTTTTAGAGCGCGCCACAAATGCTCTACTGCAAAGCCAGGTACTGCAAAATACTTTAGCTGTAAGAACTGGTAATTGTTTCTGCTCGAACCTAACGTTTTTACTAGGTGGTAAGAACAATATATACAATAAGAAACCCGCCCATTACTGGGCGGGTTCTTTTTTGAACACCTATTAAGTGTAGACCTCTTAGAGGAATACGCTTTGTGTACCTGGTACGAAGCTTGTGCCAAGACCGGTTACAATAATGAGGTGGTAGTAGAGATTTGCACCGAAGATATGATCGATGACGCCGTAACGGGTCATTAAACCAACTCTTGGAGCGAAATCGTTCGGTCCGATTGTACGTTGTACCATTACAGGGATGTAAGGGCAGTAAACGATACCTGTGTCATAGTACTCTGTACCCTTGTAGCCTAGAAGAGCATACTCAAGGAGTGAACTACGTGTTCCAACTTGGTATTGTGCTTCTGTGCGGGTATCACGGTATACGTTGAAACGACCACCAACGGTACCAACTTTAGCGATACCTACTGGTTGTGTGTTGACGTTACCTTGCACTGAGAACCATTGGAACTCAGGTAGCATTTCTAACATTGCGCAAACACGTGGGGTAGCAACGATGAAGTTAGCTGCGCCACGGCGATTGCGGATAGCAACGCGGTTGGCTTCAACGATAACCTTGGCATAGAAGTCACGGTTACGTTCACCTAACCAACGACCATCAGCTGATACTGGCGACCAGACTGAGTATCCTTGACCGAAGCCAGCATTAATAGCTACTTGGCACATACGGATAATCATTTCACGGTCGATTTCAGCTTGGATTTCGTAGCTCATTGCATTGGTGAGTTCGTTATCGATGTCGATACCGTTCATGTTCTTGAGATCTTGCTCAAGTTCTACTGACCAACGAGCTGCTAAACGACGGGTACCAGCTTCAACAGCTGTCTTTTCGAATGCAACAACCATTTGTGGGATGTTACTTGATAATTCGAAGTTAGCTAAGAGATTAGCTACGCCCTTATCGTTTTGTGGGATTGAGAAGAGCTCTGCGCCTGTTGCGCCGGTAGCGCCACCTGATAACCAACTTGCGGATGTACCGGTAAATTGGGTATTTAAGTAGTTCCAACCTGCTTCAGTGCCGTCTGATGGTACTGTCCAACCTTGTGGGGTATTGGAAGTAGCACCGTAAGCGCCGTCTGGGCTTGTTGAGCCTAATGGATCTGATTCGTATTTATAACGAAGAGCAAATGCGAGACCAACTGGACCACTCATTGGTTGAACGCCAACGATTTCGTTGGTGATCAATTCTGGGAAGGTACGGCGGATCATCGGGATGAGGATCTTTGGAAGACGGGCATCACCAGAAGCGTAGAAGTCGCTTGATGGTTTACCACCGAATGAAGAAGTGGTGCCGAAAGCGCCACCTGTTGATGCGGTATTGCCACCTTCATTTAAGCACCATTGCTCTTGATTTTCAAGAAGAATAGCGGTGTTTAAACGTGTGTGGTCATCTTTGATTGCTGCGGTTGATTCATCAGCATGATCGAGCAATGGGGCCCACTTTTTGAGAAGGCTTGATGCACGATCTTGATTGATGTAAGATTGTGATGGTTTGACTGATTTCATATTTAATAAT